AGAAGTAGAAAAACAATTTTGGACTAAACATAAAATAAATTAATTATGAAAGAAGTAATAGAATACCAACGACAAAGAATTGAAGCATTAGAAAAAACTATTAAAATTCAAGAAGAATTAATAAGTCAAAAAGATTTAGCCATTGACGAAATAACGTTTAAATACGCTGATTCTAAGGCACGATATAACATGTTAGTTAGGAATATAGAAGTGATTGATGCAATAACCATAAATAATTAAAAAATGACTGAAAAACAACTTAAACACAGAATGATAGGAGCTTTAATAGTTAGTTTCTTATTAGCATTGGGATTATTATTAATAGTATTTAATAAATAAAATTATGAAAGAATTAGCAACAGCCTTAGTAAAGGCACAGAGAGAAATGATAACTCCAAAAAAAGGTAGTGTAAACCCATTTTTTAAAAATAAATATGCAGATTTGAATGATGTATTAGAGGCTATAGTTCCTGCGTTAAATAACAATGGAATAGTACTACTACAACCTTTGGTTAATATCGACGGTAAAAACTTTGTAAAAACTGTTTTAATGCACGAAAGTGGAGAGACTTTTGAAAGCTTTGCGGAGATTTTTTGCAATAAACAAAATGATGCACAAGCTTATGGTAGTGGGATAACATACGCTAGGAGATACGCATTAAGTTCTATTTGTGGCATTGGTTCGGAAGATGACGATGGACAAAAAGCGGTTCAAACAAAACCAAATGCAACTGATGAAATATTGAAGAAAGCAAAAGAAGCAAATGCAACAATTGCGCAAATAAAAACAAAATACACACTAACCACTGAACAAGAAAAAAGCTATGGGATTAAGTAAAGAAATATTTTGTATTATGCGTGAAGAACAATTTAATGCAATGCAACAAGCCGAAAGGGAAAGTTTAATTTATGTTGAGGTTCGTGAAGCGAATGAATATGAAAATAATAAAAACGACATGAATTATTTAACATTAAAAAAAGCAGAAAAAAAGGCAAAAACCGATTTACAAACGTATCTTTACAACAAGAGAAATAATAATTAAATAAATAAACAAAATGGAATTAAAAAATGTAGAAATTATTAGTATCAGTAAATTAGAACAAATTACCGATACATTTAAAAAAGTATCTTTTCGAGTTAAAACATCTGAGCAATATCCTCAAGAGATTGAATTTCAAATGTCGCAAGATAAAGCTGATAAATTTATCCAGTATAATAAAGTGGGGCAATTTGTAGATATTGATTTTAATTTAAGAGGACGTTCATATTTAAAAAATGGCGAACCAATAGAAAATACTAGATGGTTCAATACTTTGGATGCTTGGAAAGTTTTTAAAGCAGAAAATACAACTACGGAAGAAATAGTATCAAATGAAGACGAATCAAAAGATTTACCTTTCTAATATTAATAACCCCTTTAATTAGGGGTTTAATTTAAAATTTTATGATTGAAATTATAGAGATAGAGAAACAAACAGGAATAGACAATAGGGTTATTAGGAGTATAATTAAAAATGAAAATATAAAAGTATATCCAACTAAGCCTCAAACTATTTCTACTGAGGACGAAAATAAAATTTTAAGAATATTATTTTTTCAAAGAAAAATAGATTATATAATTATTGAATCAAAAATGAATGAATTATGATAAAATACATATTTAAAGAAGGACAAAGAGAGCCTTTAGTATATTCGTTTAGCAACGAAATTAAAGAGGAATATAGCAATTTAAATACACCTAAACACTACGATAACTCTAAAGGTAGTATTTATCAATTTGCTGAAAATCAAAAGCTGAATAGCTATGAATTTGATATTATTAAGAGAATTGTAAGGTGTAGAAAAAAGGGGAATTTTAAAGAGGATTTAGAAAAAACAAAAGCAGCTATTGACTTATACTTAAAAGAATATGAAAGATGAAACTAAATTAAATAAACTAATACAAAAGCGTTTTAGACTTTTGGATTTTGGGCAAAATGATGAGAATTTAAATGAACAAATTAGACAACTTCAAAAAAAATTAAGAGATGAAAATACATGATAGGGTTAAACTAAAAAACTTGGTGGATATTGATTTGTTCGGTTTTGATAAATACAATCCACTTGAAGAAATAGGAACTGTTTTAAAACTAGACGGAGAGCTTTTTCCAATATGGGTGTTATGGGATAATGGTATAAGAAACAGTTACAACGATTCACATTTAGAAATAGTATAAAAAAAACCCGATAACTTAACTGCTATCGGGTTTTTTGTTTGTTTCAATTTTTGATTGTTCTTCATCATTTGTAATCCATCTAGTCTCGCATCCCATTTTATGAACACCATTTAATTGCCCGCATTTATCACATTTTTCCATAATAGTTTAAAATATATAATTGTGTTGGGTTTTCTGATTTTCATAATAATTAAAAGTTGTGAAACATCTTAAAGTATTTTTAAAGTTAGTTTTTACCCAATCAGATGGTGGAGAAAATGCACCGAAATTTTGATACTCAAACGATGTAGAACTTGTTAAATCGAAAAGTAATTGGTGACTATCCCCCTTACTAAATTCTATCTTATATTGATGCAATTTGTATTCGTCAATATAATTCTTAATCTTTTCAATTTGCACTGGGTCTAATTTCGGTTTAAAACCAAACTTTAAACTCTTGTCATCTTTGCCATGTGTAAGAATAAAACAACGATTTTTAACGATATAATGGTCTATAAACTTTCTTTGATTTGTCACTTTAACATTGTTAGGATATTTCAATTCTACGTAAGTTTTAAAAGCAGAATTGACTACATATGTAAAAGCTCCTCCGTGATTGTCATTGCAAATATTAACACATTCTATAAACTCATATTTTTCAATTAATGCGTCAATAATTGAAATTTTGAATTTAACAGCGACATCATACGCCTTTTGATTATCCATATTTTGTGGCAACTTATGACCTCCTCTTGTGGTATATCCGTCCCATCCGTCCATTAAGTCTCCTAAGTCATGTAATAACAATGTATTTGATTTTTGATGTCTACACACCTCATTTACAAATGTATCAGCAGATTTTAAAATTTCAATTTCGTTCCATTCACCATCATAAAGAGAAAAGCCGTCTTTATTTACATCCATACCTACATGAGCATCCGAAATAACAGCTCTATCAAATTCACATCCACTAGCTACAAATGGTAATGTTTCACTAGCATATTTTATTTGTATTGGTTTGATTTTATCCTTAAATATTGATAAGAAATCTATGTCTTTTTCTGGTTCATTAATTGAATCTTGAGGAATAAAGTTTGGGTTTTTCACAAATAAAGAAGCTTCTTTATTCTTAACCCACATATGTTTAACTGTAGTATTGTCAATGTCTAATGTTTCGGTAGCGTTATAACTACCCTCGTATTGGTCTAATATCCTTTTCTTATGTCTCTTTATGTAGGTTCTTAATGTGTCTACATCATGACTAGTTTTGTTTGTTTTCAGTACTATTTTAGCACATTCTATATTTGTTAATTCGGGATTTTCTATAAGGTTTTGGCGTATAACCTCATCATAAACAGTCCATTTACTCATAATTATTTATTTAGTTTTATCAAAAATAGTAAAAAAAATATAAATAGTTGCATTTTATTAAAAAAATTGTATATTTGTCAAAGTATTATTGGTGGAGCATTAATACAACTAAAGAAATTTTTACTATCCTATCAGGGCGGAACTCCACTTCCAAACTGATGGGATTTTTATTTTAATAATATTATGGCAAAGGAATTACCCTATTTTAAATTTGAACCTAATCAATGGGAAAATGGTAACATACAAATGTTATCAAGAGATGACAAAGGATTGTTTATTGATTTATGCAGTATGTATTGGTCAAGACTTGGTGACTTGCCTTTTAAATTAGCAGTTCAAAAGCTATGCGCTGGCAATGCGACCGCATTAAATTCGCTTTGCGATGAAAAAATAATTGAAGTTATAGACGCTAATATTTTTATTAAATTTCTATCCGAACAACTAAATGAATTTGAAGATGTAAGCAAGCAGAACAGTAAAAATGCAAAAGATGGTTGGGAAAAGCGCCGTAAACAAAGGAAAGAAAGCGAGCGCAATGCGACCGCATTAAATTCGCTTTGCGAAAGTGATGCCATAAGAGAAGATAAGAAGAAAGAAGAAGAAATAATAGAATATAATATAACAAAAAAAGAATTTGCTGAAATTATTTATTTTTCATTTGATGATTTTTGGAGCATTTATCCAAACAAAACAAATAAAGCAAAGGCACAAGAATCATTTAACAAAATACCTAAAGCAGATTTACAAACTTTAGAAACTCATTTAAATCACTTTATAAATAATAAACCTTTTAAAGAATATTCATATCCGCATGCAACAACATATCTAAACCAAAAAAGATACAAAGACGAAATACAAAACAATAACTTAAACAATAAAGAAAATGGAAAATCAATTATCAATACAAAAGAATTTACGACATCGTTATGGCAATTAGAAACACAGGTGAGCGAAGATGATATTAAACAATCTTTGGTTATAGCAATGGATAGAATAGGAATGGATTTTAAAAACATAGATGCAACTACAAAAGATATATCGCAAGAGTTTAGACTATGTACACTAAAACAAATTAGGGAAGCATTAAGGCTTGGTTCTTTAGGTAATTACGGAAGAACTTATAAATTATCTACACAAGAGGTATGTGTGTGGATTAGGAGCTATTTAAAGGACAATAAATCTAAATTGATATAATCATGAGCTGGACGCAAGAAAATGCCTTAAAAAGGATATTTAACGTTTTTAAAAGGTCGAAAGACAAAGTTTATAAAGAAGATATAGACGCTTTGAAAATTTTAAATGATGAATTGAATGGTAGTAGACAGATTTTAATACAAGACAATCTATTATTTGCGAAATTATTGTGCTATTGCCTAAATCAAAATTTACATGATAAAGGAAATATTAAATCAGCTATAAAATGCGTTGGTGATATTTTAAAAGAACCATTGGATTATCATATACAGATGTTTCAAATGAATTTAAATAACCAAGATTTAAATCAATATTTTGAAAAAATAGGAATAAATACAGATATGTTTGATTTTTCTAAAAATGATAATCATAAGATTTTAAGCGATAATGAAAAAGAAATAGCTATTAAATTGAAAGAGTTTTGGAATTATGAAAAGGTAGAAAAATCATTTTACAATACCGCAAACCAATTTTTAAAAGAAACTGAAAATTATATATAATTATGGATTTAAATTTTGAAGAATTAGAAAATAAACCACAAGAAGAAATATTAGACTTCTTGAAAATACAAAATGATTGTTATATTGATTTATCTGAGGAATTAATACCTCCAGAAATATTGCTATCAATTGGTGAACACGAATATAAAAAATCAATGTACCCAACCGCAGTAATGACATCGGGAGAGTTTAGTGCAATTGTAGCCGTATCAAAAGCAAAAAAATCATTTTTGAAATCGGCTTTTATTGGGTGTTATATTGGTGGAAAATCAAATATTCTTTTTGGAAATATAAAAAGCCATAGAGATAATGATTACACTATTTTAGATTTTGATACTGAACAGGGTAAGTATTACGCTCAAAGAACATTTAGACGAGTTCAAGATATTACAGAACTGAAATATGAGCATTACTATTGTTATGCAACTAGACAATTGACAAGTATTCAGCGATTGAATCTAATTGATTATTGTCTTAAAAATCAAAAAGAATTATATAAAAGCCCAGTTAAACTAATATCTATAGATGGTATTGCTGATTTGGTAGAAAACACAAACGATATTGTGATGAGTAAAGAAGCTAGCGACTATGTTCTTAGGTGGACTTATGATTACAACATACACATTACAACAGTAATTCACAAAAGCGGACTTACTGGTAAGCCTTTAGGTCATTTAGGGACTTATATTTTGAAAAAAGCAGAATCAGTTATAGAATTAGAATTAAATGACGACAAAAAAAGCGTAACTGTTACCAATAGTTATTCACGTGGATACCCTTTTGATGCTTTTATTTTTGATGTTAACAGCGATTCGTTGCCATACCTTGTAGAAACTATATATTAGACCATGACACATACACTTAACATTAAAGGATTGACTATAAACCAAGCGTTTAAAGGTCGTAGGTTTCGGACTGATAAATATGATTCATTTATACGTAATTGTACTTTTTTACTGCCTAAAACAGTAATTATAGAGGATGAAAAAAATGTAAAATTAGCGATTGAGTTTGGTTTTAGTTCAAGACTAAGTGATATAGATAATTGCTGTAAAACTTTCATTGATTGTTTAGTTAAAAAATATAAAGTAGATGACCGATATATTTTTGAATTGCATGTTTTTAAAAAAATAGTTAAAAAAGGAGATGAGTATATTAAATTCAAAATTTATTAAACAATGAAAAAATACAATACAATCAACAAAGAACAAGTAATACAACTTTTTAACGAATTGAAACCGTTAAGCAAACAATATATAGCTATTCAACTAAATACTTCATTATATCAAGTGATAAAGATTATAGACGACCTTAAAGATGACAATTACATAAAAATTATTGAATTGAAATCTAAATATAATACACCGATAAGAAAATATATTAAAAAATAGTTGCATAACTAAAAAATATAACTATCTTTGCTGAACAGTTCGTCCGACTAATAGAACTAAAACTTATTAGCCCTTTTAAATGAAGTAAGACGTCGGACTCTTATAGATTTTATAAGGGCATTTTTATTTAAAAATATTAATTATGAAAAAAATATTATTATTATCGGTTTTATTTTTAACATTTAGTTGCACAAAAGAAGACATTGATACAGGAAAAAATGATTGCGGATGTGTAAAAGAATATTGGATTTGGTATCCAGCAATGAATGGCCCAAATGGCTCGGTATTAGTTCCTGAAAGAAGAGAGTTTGTTTTTTTAAATGAAGTACCATGTGGTGATTATAAAAAAGGAATGTATTTAGATGAATATGGCAGGAATTATAACAAGGTAATATATATCTGTAAGTAATGGCTAAAAAAATAGATAGAATAGAACAATTAAAAATAGATATTAAACGTGCCTTTGCACTAGGATTTTATGAAGATGCAAAGAAATTACAAAATGAATTAGACCAATTTTACTACGGATATGAAAAAAAATAGACCAATAAAAGAACAACTTAATATTCATGATGAAATGAAATTAAGTAGATTAAAAGCAATTGAATTAGCTAAATCACACGTGGATACTAAACCTATTAAATACTTGCTTAAATGAAAAAGTTAATAATTAACAAGATGAACGAGGGACAAGAACCAGACGTAAAAAAATACACATGGGATACAATACCAAACTCTTTAAAAGTTTTTTGGGAAAATAAATTAAATATTTGTTTATTAAATTAAAATTAAGTATATTTGAATTTCATAATTAATTTTTTGTTTTAAAGTGGTTAGAAACCGTAATGTAAAAGTTACGGTTTTTTTTATTATATTTACAAAATCAAAATTAATTGTATGATTGAGGAACTATCAAAAAAAGACGCTCTTTGGAGAAAAGTAGCCCTAAACATCTGTAAAGATAAACAACTTGCGGATGACTTAGTACAAGAAATGTATCTTAAACTTTACGACTGTAAGAAACAAATAAACGATTTTTACGTTGTTATAGTATTACGCAATCTTTTTTTAGACACAATCAAACAAAAGAATAAACGTAAACAAGTAGATATTGATAGTTTTTATGACATAGAAGCAAACACATCTAATTTTGAAATGGATGATGAAGAGACAAAGATAGTCAATGAGATGTACTGGTTAGCAAAAGGATATTTTGAACTATCATACGATATGAGCCTT